GGCACCAGCGCACCCACTTTCGTAGCACCTAGCACCAGTGGCAACCTGCTTACATCCAACGGAACGACCTGGGCTAGCACCGCACCGGCAGCGGTATCGGGTGTTCCTACTGGCGCACTCACCGCTTACGCAGGAGCAACCGCTCCCACTGGCTATCTTCTTTGTGATGGCAGTTCTGTAAGCTCCACTAGTTACTTAGCACTCCATGCAGTCATCAGCAATACTTATGGCGGATCAGCTTACACAGGGGCAGGGGCACTAACTTTTAATCTTCCTGATCTCAGGGGCAGGCTCCCGATGGGTGCTGGCACAGGCACAGGTCAGAACGCATCCGGCACAGGCGCACCGAGTGGAACGGCACAGACCGCTAGGACTAGGGGCCAGTGGCTAGGAGAAGAAACACACCTTTTAACCAGCGGTGAACTGGCAGCACATACACACGCTAACACGGTTTCCGGTGGTAGCACCACCACCGCTGGAGGAAGTCATACCCACGGCCCAGGTAGTGGTCAATATTTCTGGGTTTATAATTCTGCTGGTTCTAACACAGTGCCTAACACATCACCCGTATTTAAAATCAGTGCAGATGCCAGCACAGCGACTACAGCATCCACCAACATTGACCATAGCCACGGCTTTACCCCATCGATCAACAATGTGGCAAATACCCCTGCCGATGGCCGACACGCTACCATTCCTCCTGTTGTTGTTATGAATTACATTATCAAAACCTAGGAACGATCATGGAAATACTAATCACGGAAACAGTTGTAAACGATCAAAGCCCAGTATCAGGATTCAATGTCACCTTCATTAATCGCAATAAAAAAAAGGTGGTTAATGATGCAGACTTCTTTCCAGCAGGCTCAGAGGTGGAAGTGAAAATAGGACAGCTAAAAAAATTACTGAAACAATACTTTGACGCCCAGGTGTAACCATGCTCAGGGCAGGCGAAGGCATTGTGATCAACTATGACGGCACCGGCGGCGAGATTGCCGTTTCGACGCCGCAATGGTTCGTCGCCGAAATTACGGGCACCGTTGCAGGCTCATCGCCCGTAAACCACAAATGGAAAAAGAAGGTACCGCAAAAAGATGGCAAAACCTATGAGGACGCCAACCCGCCGATGATAGGCGACGGCATTTCTAACCCGGCGTATTTTCCGGCATTAACCAGCGGAGAAACCAGCACAGCAAAGGCCACCGGGCTCGTCTTCATGCGACTCAGATCAACCAACGAAGACGGGCAATGCGTTTACGAAATTATCGGCTCGGCAGGCGGCGGCGCCGGCATCGTTTCAAACGTGCAATGCGTCGGCAGTGTGTTACGGGTCACTTACTCAGGGGGTGCAGGCATATGACCGAAGAAAATTTTAACTGTCACAATCCGGCGGCAAACCCTACCGGCGATGTGCCCCCAGTCCACTACAAGGTTTTCATGTGCGATTGGCGGGGAAAACTTCCTGTATCTTTTCATGGAACGTGGTACAAAATTGGAACGGATTCGGCCCCTTGCCTTGATTATCCAACGTCGCCCGAATCGGTTGTATTTACTAGGACTAACGAGGATTGCAATCAACAGGCTTTCTACCTAGCGCCTAGCCGGTCGCCGCTTCCATCCGTGCCATACGCAATATACATTTTCGACCCCTTAGTTCCAGAAGACTCGACTATGGCGCAGCAAGCTTCCTACGCTTTTCTTGCCGCCCTTCCTCCAAATATGGGCGGGCCAACAACTAATTTAAATTGCAGCGCAACTACTTTCACGATGAGCCAGGAATCAACTGAAAACGACCCTTGCAGCTTTCATATTGACATTACCGGAGTATCATTTTGATCCATGGATATGGCCTTAAAATTTCTGGAAGTTGCTTTAGCGGGGCCCGAAGGTTTACCCCCATGGACGATATCACCGCATATATTACCTTCGATAATAGTGTTACCAATATCGTGGTGCCTACCCCGCCGCCGCCGCCGTATGTACTGCAAGGTGGCACCCAATGGAAAAACAGTGAAGTGCTATTAGAGGAACCAAACTACGATAAAACTTTAACAGGCTTTTCATACAACGAAAGATACATTCAAAACACATTTTTCAACAACTACTATTTTGACCTCACCGAAGTTGATAGCTGGGGAACCAGGCTCGTATATGGCCCCGGCGAACCGGCACTCCTTGCCCATGAATATTATGGCCCTAAATTTAAAAATACCCTCGCAGTAATCCCACTTTCAAAACACACGACAAGCCCATTAAAACAGGGGCGTTTAGCCTACAGCTTCCTAGACGCCTACTCCGACGATATATTTGGTTCATTACTTATTGACCCGTTAGAATTTTCCGGTGTCTATCCCTACAGTCCAGATGACCCCGAGACGATACAAAAACCGGCGGGCTGGATGTACAGCAACACCAATGTAGCCGAACCATATTTAACGCAAACGACTTACGAAGGCAGCGGCAGCGCCATCGATAGAAGCGCCGCCGATTCTACGCAGCTAAATTTCATGCCATTCGTAAACCCGATTCACGTCTACGACCTAGACGAAAATCCGATTGGCGAATTTGACGGGCTCGCCTTTGTTTTATTTTATGGCGAAATGGCTGTTAAATTACCATTCAACGACTTCCCCGAATACAGCGGCCTAATTGAAGGCGTTGACCCTTTAGCTCAAACCATAGGGCTTGAATTGAATATATTTCTTGCTGGCATAAATGTTCCAAGCCCACGGGTAGGCCGCATTCGATGGTATCTTCAAAATAAAAAACTTCCCTACGGGCCTAAAAACAATCCCGAGGATAATTATTTCACAACCTTTTTTATGAAAAATGGATACTCATCGGGAGATTACACAATGCCTTTAAATCTAAAAATTAGACCCTCACAAGTGATCGAAGACGAGCCAACTGACAAGACCGTAAAACTCACTTACAGCAATTTAAAAATCATGGTAGGTGCATAATGGTCTACGTCGTAAGTGGTCATGCTAACCTCCATAAAGACCATGTAGTTAAGCCCGGCTATAGCGTGTGCGACCCTAACGCAGTTCCGACCAAAGGTTTCGACATAAATTGTTCTTTAGTTTGTTTTTTGAAACAGCCTTATATTTCTGGCGTGGTTACATTCCGAACCTATCGGGAAGATTGCGACGGCCTACCCGTAGGAACCAGGCAGTACGCCCCTAACTTTTTCATGATTTTAATCGGTTGCCCCTCTGATTACCAAGAAGGTAGCTTTATAAATAACACATGGACGGGAACGGCAAACCACACAACCTCGCAAGGGGTTGACGTGATGGGCCTGCCCGCCGGGTATAGGCTGAAACTTGATGCAATAATGACGGCGAACCCTACAGGAACACTCAGCCTAAGCGTTAGCACATCAAGGCTAATGCCGGGAGCTTTGGAGTATGTAGGGTGTAATTCCGTCGGTTTTGAACTAACGGAAATTACCGGCTCTGACGGGTACTACGGAAGGAACTTTGAATCAGAATTAATCCCAACGACTTTTAATGACAACGAATGCGGCGGCGAAGTTAAATTTGTTAAGGCTGAGATAGCCCTTATTAGCTATCATTTTGGTTGCGCCACAGTCTACGAACCATCAGCGCCAAAATGCAATTTAAGGACGAATCGAGGCGGGTTTATTCGTGAATACTCATGCCTTGTGGTATTGGCATCGCCAAGTGATGGCGTTTCATGGCGGCCCAGGGTAGAACAGTTGGGGATAAACTCTGACGTTTGCGAAGCAGGCGATTCTTGCCAATGTTATTATTACGATGGCGTTGCAATACACCCCGCAAGAAATTTTAAAGAATCCCTTTTATACATCGGTTGCCCAGGCGAAATGCCAACGAGCAACGTCCAACGGCTGCAAATGGTTTCGGTTGGAGTTTCTGGAATGGGCAAATACGAAATTATTTTAAAAACAGTGGTGCTAGGGGCAATTTGCGTCGCCGTTCGGGTCGTTGGAACCACTACTGGGCCTTGGGTTATAGGCACGCTGACAGTAGTGCAGGGCGTCGGCCCCTTAATCATGGTAGCAAACTTTTCCGGCCTTCTCGCAGGCGACCCGATATTCCGATTTTACGGGGCAGAATTTCCCTCAGCGGCCATTGAAGATTGCGTCAACGCTCTGACCGGCCCGCCGCCGATGGAACCGCACGACGCACCCCACCGCCAATTTATTGCCGCACCCGCATCCCAGGGCGGCGCCCCACTACCTTCACCGACTCAAAGTTTAGATATGACCAAGGCCAGAGAAATGGTAAGGAAAATCTACGAGGTTAAGGCTCGCCCTTGCATAAACCTCGGTATGGCATTGGAAACCGCCCCATCTTGCGGATGCGGTGGCGGCATCTTGCACCGGTGCAGCGTCCACGGCGATTGCAGGCAGGCGGGTAACGATCCCAAGAAAAAACTTTGCTGGCAATGCGACGACTATGCAGCAAAATAAAAGGACTTTTTCATGGCGTCATTAATTCCGTTTACCTGTTTTTCGGCTGATTTTCAAGCGGGCACGCATGCCCTTGGCACCGATACGCTAAAGATGAGCCTTTCGGCGGGTGTCTATGACCCAATTGAACACGAATATATTCCCATCCCTATTAATAAAACCAACTGGAATAGCACCGATTTTCCTGAGCTTTACGGCAGCCTTTCCTATCCTGACGGCGGCTATGTATTAGAAAAAACCAGCTACGTTGAAGCGGGCGGCAGTTACAGTTTGTTTCTAAAAAGCCTTAAATTCTTATGCCCCGATAGCGGATTTTTCGGCCCCTTCAGATATTTGATAATCTATAACAACTCGAAAAGCGACCGGCTAATCGGCTACTACGATTACACCGTTGTAAAAGACTTAAACTCGGGCGAAACCTTTTTCGTGAACTTCGATCAGACCATACTGCCGGCCGTAAAATTCGAGGAAATTACGGACGCCTTTATTTACGTTTCTCAGACGGGCACCAGCGACTACTCAGGACACGGCCTGACCGCAATCGACCAATTAGAAGCAAACCTATACGGCGGCGGCGGCGACCAGACGATGACCTTTACAGCCGCACTGGCGGGGGCGCTTTATTACAGCTATTCCCTGACCGGGCCGGGCGGCGTGGCCGGCGTTTTTGGCATGATTAGCGTTGACGGCGTCAATCTACCCGCCGCTACGATTGGACACAACCGCAGCGGAACCGTGACCGTGACCGCAGGGCAAACCGTGGTATTAACAATCAGAGGCAGCGGCACCGAACTTTTCCACGCCAGCATGTATATTGGTGCCCCAGTACCCACCCCCCCACCCACCCCCACCCCGACCCCGACACCCACA